GACAGGCGGCGGCGCAGGTTCCTCTGACCTTGCTGTCGCAGGGACGGCTGGCGCGGCGGGTACTGGCGGCGGCGGCGGCGGGGCAGCTTGCAATGGAACCGCGTCCAGCAATGGCGGAAACGGCGGCAGCGGTGTCGTCATCCTGCGATGGAACGCCTCGCAGGCAGTCGCCACGCTCTCGGCTGGATTGACGTTTACTCGCAACACAGTCGGCACAGACACGGTAATTCAGATCACAGCAGGCACGGGCACCGTCACCTGGAGTTAGCTATGGCGCACTACGCTTTTCTCAACGACCAGAACATTGTTACCGAAGTGATCGTCGGCCGCGACGAAACCGAGGGCGTCGACTGGGAGGCCCACTACGCAGCCGTTCGCGGGCAACGTTGCGTCCGCACTTCCTACAACGGACGCATTCGCGGCGTCTACGCGGGCATTGGATACCGCTACGACGAGCAGCTCGACGTGTTCATCCCGCCATGCCCCGGCGAGGGATTTGTGTTGGACGAGGCGACGGGGACGTGGGTTGAGGCATAGCCGGTCGGCGCTATTTGCCCGCCGTAGCGATTGTGGCACAACAAATCCGAGGTGACATTCATGCCATTCTTTTCACTACCAGCAACGCTCAGCGGCAACGCCACGCAGCTGCAGGGCCGCGCTGTGTCAGCTACTGCCCCGGCCGCCAACCAGGTGCTCTCGTGGAGCGGCTCCGCTTGGCTTCCAGCCACCGGAGTGACCGGCCCGACCGGCTCGGATGGCTCGCAGTTCTACGGCGGCTCTGGGGCACCTTCTGCTGGGTTCGGCAAGAGCCGAGACTTCTGGCTCGATACGACAAACGGCCGGCTCTACGGGCCAAAGGCTGACGGCTCGTGGGGATCTCCGCTGCAACTGCAGACCGGGGCGCAGGGGCCGACTGGCGTCACTGGCGCGACAGGGCCTGCTGGCCAGAGCTACACCGGGCCGACTGGCAGCGGCGGCGTCACGGGGCCAAGCGGCGCGGACGGCGCGTCGATTGTCGCTGTTGGCGGAACGCCAAACACGAACGTGGGCCGAAACGGCGACCTCGCGTTCGACATCAGCGGCAAGCAGTTTTTCGGACCAAAAGCGAACGACCAGTGGCCGGCAGCGGTGTCGATCGTCGGCCCTACAGGGCCGACAGGATCACTGACGATCAACGACGTGATCGCTGCCGTAGGCAGCAACGCCACGCTGCGGGCCGCGATCAAGGCCGCCGCCACCTCGTGAGGCACGCCCGATGCTCGAGCACCTCCACCAACTGGCCGCGCACGCGTACTACGCTGGCGAGCTCGACGCTGGCCGCAGGGCGTGCGAGCGGTTGCTCGAAATGGAACTGACTCCGGAGAAGGAGCGGCTGGTGCGACGCAACCGCAGCTGGTACACGCAGACGCTCGACGAGCTCGTCGCGTGCCGGTTTCACAGGTTTGACATTGAGCCAGCATCGGACGGTTGGTCGACGTTCAATCCAACGATCATCGCGCACGACGATGGCTTCCTGGCGATCGTGCGGTCGAGCAACTATCGGATCGTTGACGGCCGGTATGTAATTCCGCCGGAGGATGGCGATAAGATTCGCACTATCAACGTGCTGTGTGCGATTGACGCCGACCTGGCCGCTGTGTCGCAGCCGTCCGCTATAACCGATCCGATCTACCCAAAATCCGACTTTCCCGTGCAAGGGTTTGAGGACTGCCGGCTGAATGCGGTCGATGGCGGGCTTGTGGTGAGTGCCACGGTTCGCAACTGGGCCGGCCGAGACGGCACGTGCCGGATCGCAACGGCCACCCTTCTGCCGTACATGGCAAACGTCATCGATCCAGCCATGCTTGACGAACCGCACGCAGGCAGGCATGAGAAGAACTGGATGCCGATCTCCGGCACGGCTGGATTCCTCTACTCGTGCTGCGATGAAGGACGCGTGTCGACGGTCCGCCGCGACGGCTGGAGGTGGCTGATTGAGCATCACGCCGAATCCCCGGCGATCGCCCGCGGCTGGCGCGGCGGCTCGCAGCTTGTGGACCTCGGCGACGGCCGCTGGCTGGCCTTGGTCCACGAGGTGGCCGACGACACTGGCGGCCGGATCTACGAACACAGGTTCGTCCTGTTCCGCGAAGACGGCTGGCGAATCGCCGGCTGGTCGCCGGCTTTCGCGTTTCGCGAAACGCGGGCGATTGAGTTTGCGGCCGGGCTCGCTCGCCGCGGTGACAAACTAGTGGCAACCTTTGGCGTGCGTGACGCCGAGGCGTGGATGGCTGAAATGAGTGTGGCAGAAGTTCTTTCCATGATCGGGGGCAGCAATGGGTGACGAGCTCGAGGACCAGGTTGGCGGCCGGCTGCGGATTCACTGGATGCCAGGAGACTGGTTTCCGTGTTCGCCGGAGGCCGTTGGCCACTACGCGGCCAAGGCCCGCGTGTGCCGCGAGCACAAGCCGTCGAGCGTGATTGAGATCGGCACGCGGTGCGGCTACTCGCTTGCGTCGTTTCACATTGTGGCGCCTGACGCGAAGTTTCTGTGCGTGGACGGTGCCCTCGACGCCGACAGTCCTGCTTGCCTGCAGCACTGGCAGAGCGTGGTCGACTCGCTCGGCATCGACGCCCAGCTGATCGTCGCCAACAGCCACGACTTGCAGCAGCTGCCCCCGGCGGACTTCGCCCACGTGGACGGCGACCACTCCTATTCTGGGGCACTGGCCGATCTGCGGCTGGTGGCTCACGTGCCGGTGATCCTGGCCGACGACTGCGACAATCCGGACGTGGAGAGGGCTGTTGAAGAGTTTTGCGAAGAGACGGGCCGCGAGCCTGTCTATTTCCACGACGGGCTGCGGAAGGCCGCCGTGCTTGTGGAGGCTTGATGATCGTCGGCATCTACGCACTCGCCAAGAACGAAGCCGGAAACGTCGCGGCATGGGAGGCTTCGTGCCGCGACGCGGACGTGCGGGTGGTCACCGACACGGGCTCAACCGACGACACGGTGCAGCTGCTCGAGGCCGAAGACGTGACCGTGGCTCGCGGCAACGTCGTTCCGTGGCGGTGGGACGACGCCCACAACCTGTCTATGCAACACCTGCCGAGCCACGTCGACGTGGCAATCCGGCTCGACCTCGACGAGGTGCTTGAGCCGGGTTGGCGGGACGCCCTGGAGGCTGCGTGGAAGCCGGAAACAACGAAGCTGCGGTATTGGTATCAGTGGAGCGATGCCCTGCGGTTTAAGAGCGACAGGATGCACCTCCGGTCTGGCTACCGGTGGACGGGTGCCACGCACGAGGGGCTGGTGCGGTGGGCTGGTGGCGAGGTGCAATCGCACTGCGAGCAGACTCTGATCCGGCACCACAGGCAGCCAGGGAAACAGCACAAGTCCGACCTGACGCTCCTCCAGCAGGCCGTCAAAGAGGCTCCGCATGATGCCCGAATGTCCTGGTATCTTGCCCGCGAGCTCGACTACCACGACCAGCCCGGGATTGTGGAGGCGTTTGAGCACTACCTCACGCTCCCCGGCGGGGCCGCGTGCGAGCGGGCCTACGCGTATCGTGTGCTCGCCCGCCGGCAGCCTGAGAAGGCCGGCAACTGGCTCCTGCGGACCATCGATGAGTCGCCCCACGAGCCAGAGGGTTACCTAGCCCTCGGCGAGGCGTGCTGGGATGCCGGCGACGCCGTCGGCGCCCTGCACTGGGCCAGGCGGGCATCGATGGCTCCCCCTGACAGACAGTCGCACACCAGCGATCCAGTGGCCTATGGGCACCGAGCCCCGGAGATGGCCGCTACTGCTGCCTATAGCCTCGGGCTGAAGCAGGAGGCCCTAGAGCACGCCCGCGAGGCGTTCCGCCGGCACTCGTCGCAGGAGACGGCCGCAGCGGTGGCCAAGCTGGAGCTCGAGCTCACGTCGCACATTCCCGGCCCGCAAGAAAGGTGATCCATGCCAACGCTACTGCCACACATTTCCAGAAACCTCGCCACGCGGCTCGCGGCGTCGCTCTCAGCGTTCACCTGGGGTAGCGTGCCTGGCGGCGCGATCTCAGTGAGCATGCAGCGGAAGCCGGACTACGGCCTAGAGGATCTCGGATCCCTCCGTGTGTCGGTCGTACCCGGCCCGTACACGATGAAAACAGAGACACGTGGCATGGAGGTGGCCGACGTGACGGTCGGCATCGTCGTGGCCAAGCACGTCGGGAGCGAATCCGACATTGAGGCACTGGAGGACCTGTGCCAGGAGATCGTCGACGCTATTCGCTCAAATTACATCCAGCCCGCGGGGTTACCGGAGAACAGTGACTGGACAGAGGTCGGCAATCCGCTTCCCTACGATCCGGAGCTCCTCGAGGCCCGCAACGTGTTCATGGCACAGATCGCCGTGCAGTGGGACGTGCCCGTGGATAAGTGGGTGCCGGTGGCACCCACCGGCCCGACAGGAGCTACCGGCGCATGAGCATGCTTGACGCTGGCCGGAATCCGCTCGGCTCTGGTCTGTCGGGATCGATGGGGATCCCGATGCGGATCAACTTTGAGATGTTCTTCGACAGGGCGAGCGTACAGAAGTCGCTGGATAAAGCGATTTACTGGGGCCTGTTTGGCGCTGGTTCTGTTGTAATGCAGATCAGTCGCCGGTCGATCAAGAAGATGGGCATGACCAAGCCGCAGCTGAAGGTCATGCGATCAAATCCTGGCGTTCCGCTGCGGCAGCTAATGTCACGCAGTGACGTCAATGATCGTACAAAACGCAAAATTGAGAGGCGGCTGTACGAAATCAAATTTAAGCCAGCTAGCATCGCCCCGCACCAGCCTCACACGCACGCAGGAACGCTTCGCAAGTCCATCGTGTTTGGATACGACAAATCGACAGAGTCGATGCTGATCGGCTCTTTCATGGATGGTGCGCCGTACATCGCATCGCTCCACGAGCACGGCGGAACGCAGCAGATGGCGGCATGGGCTTGGATTCCGCGGTATGATCGTGGATACAAGGGCATCCTGTCGTGGTATCGCGTTGGCAAGGGGCCAAAGCACAGAAACAACTGGCAGATCACCAGTTTCCGCAAGACGTTCCCGTACCCGCAGCGTGCGTTCATGTTCCCGGCCATGATGGAGGGCATCCGTCGCGGCCGCATCCCGAAGGAGTTCGCCGGCCGGTTCCGCAGTGGGTGATCAACCGTTCAGGTATACTGGCAATAGGTGCCCACCCCACGTGAGGAAGCTATGGCAACCACGATTCTGCTCGGCAAAGACACGACGATCTCCGGCCTGACGGGCGTGCAAGACGTCTCAATGACGATCGAAGCCGAAAAGGTCGACGCCACGACAAAGGGCTCTTCTGGGGTCTACAAGCGTACCGTCGCCGGCCTGCAGGCTCGCACGCTCGAGGCCACGGTTCTGGGTGACTCGTCTCAGACTTACGGCAAGGCCGTGGCCGTCACCGTCACGCCCGGCGGCGGCACTGCTTTCGCCATCACTGGCGTGATCACCAGCGCAAAGCGGACTCAGCCGATCGGCGGCGCGGAAGCCGTCTCGATCACGATCAAGCCTGGCGTCGCCCTCGACGCCGGCGACCAGGTCACCGTCTAACAACCACGCGAGGGTCACATGGCCAAATACAGACTCGGAAAGAATGCGCTCGTCACAGCACCTGGTGTCGCGCTTGATAATGTGGTCGACGTCGATCTGAACGCCAGCGGCGACGAGGTCGATATCACCGTGTTTGGCGACACTGAAAAGCAGATCGGATGCGGTCTGCTTGACGTCACCCTTGAGGTGACTGCCACGCAGCACTCGGCCACCGTCGGGGCCACCGGCCCGATCACGGTCGGCGGCATGACTGCCGTCGGGTGCGTTGTGCTCGACGTCAAGAACAAGGTCAGCCCGAAGGGGCGGAACGAGTACACCATCAGCTACGCACCGACTGTGTCCTGACGCAGAGGTGACCTGTGCCAAAGGTCCGCCTCGCCAGAGCTCAGTCTGTCAAAGCCGACGGCGTTGTGCTGCTGGGCGTTCGCGATTTTGACATCGACCTGGATCTCGACACGGTCGACGTTACTCGCTGGGACTCGGAATTTCGCGGTGAGCTCACGCTCACCGAGATGAACACGATCACGCTGCAGATTTACGACGTCGAAGACGTGCGTAGGTTTATGAAGAAGTGGAACAAGTTTCCTCCGCAGCCGGTCACGATAGAAATCGACGGCGCGTCGGCGAGCTTCTTGGTGCATAAGGTAAAGGTGTCGGGCCAGTTCAGTGGCGTGCTGGCGTATGAGGTTGTCCTCAAGCTCTGGCCCTACAACTAATGGCAAAGTTCAAAACACTCGACGGCAAAGAATGGGTGATCCAGGTCACCTATCTGACTGTCAAGCGCGTCCGCGATCTGTGCGGCGTCAACGTGCTCGACATCTGCAACCTCGACAAGGAATCGCTCTCGGGCTGGGTGGCGGACGACCTCAAGGTGCTCGAGGTCGTGTGCGCTGTGGTGCGTCCGCAGCTGGCTGCCGTCGACATGGCGGACGACGAGTTCTTCGCCGCGTGCGACGGCCAAGTGCTCAAGGATGCGGTCGAGCGGCTGGTGGATGAGGTGTCCGATTTTTTCCAAGAGCCCAGGAAGGGGCTGGTCAAGAAGGTAATCAAGAAGCTGCGGGAGACAGAGCGGAAGATGGAGGCGCAGGCAGGGAAGGCGATCGACGCGGCGCTGAGCCAGTGCGACTTCGAGGCAGCCCTCAAGACGCATGGGAGCTCGGGTTCCACCTCGCCGGCATCATCGGCGTCGAGCCTTGGGGATTCACCCTCCGGCAACTCTGCTGGATGGCGGAAGGACGGCAGCACGAAAACTGGACGCACACGGCGTCGCTGATGGCCCTGTTTGCGCAGATTCACCACGATTCCGAGAGCAGCGAGCCGGCCCCCACCATGTACAACTTCCACCCCTTCTACGAAACGCCGAAGCCGCAGCTGCCTGAGGCCACTCCCGACCTGTTGCTGGCATTCGGATTTCGCCCTGTGAAGCCGGAGGTGCCAGATGGCGGCTAGCGCAGGGGCGATTCGTGCCGGCTCGGCATACGTTGAAATCTTCGCCCGCGATGGGCAGTTCCAGCAGGCGATGAGCCGGATCCGCGCCCGCATGATGACGCTCGGCACGCAGCTGCGGCAGGCCGGCACGGGCATGACGATCGCCGGCACGGCGCTGGGGGCTCCGTTCGTGTTTGCGGCCCGCACGGCGGCAGCGTACTCGCTCGAGATGGCTCGCGTGCGGGCGAATACCGGCGCGACAGACCAGCAGTTCTCGCAGCTGAACGCATCTGCAAAGAATTTCGCCGTTCAGTTTGGCCGTGCGCCTGAAGAGGTGGCTGTCGCCATGAGCGAACTTGCCAAGGCAGGGCTAGACGCCGAGGGGGTGATGAAGGCTATCAGTCCAATCCTCTCGGTGGCAGCAGCCGACAACATGGAGCTCGCCAGGGCCGTTGAGGTGGTCGTTAGCACGATGGCGCAGTTCCGCATGGGCACGGACGATTTCGGAACGATTGCCGACAAGCTGCAGGCGACTGCAAACGCCTCGACAACCAGCGTCGACTCGCTCGGCGAAGCCCTCACATATGTTGGCCCAAAGGCGTTCGCTGCTGGCCAGTCTCTCGACGATGTGCTTGCGTCGCTCGCCACGCTCGGTGACGCGGGTCTTCGCGGGTCGCTCGGAGGCACGGGGCTTGCGAGAATCATTGAATCAATTGCCAACGAAGAGGACAAGCTCGCTGCCCTTGGCGTCAGCACTCGCGACGCTACTGGAAACATGCTGCCGTTCATGGACGTGATGGAGCAGCTTGGGACGAAAGCTCCTGATGCGAACATTGACTCGCTTCGCGTAATGACGGAAATCTTTGAGATTCGCGGCGCTAACGCGGCCACATCACTTTCGCAGATGCGTGAAAAGTTCGACCAAGTCATGCAGGCGATTGGCAACTCTGGCGGATCTGCGCTGGGGAAAGCCAAGGCAGTGATGGGCTCGTTCGGCGGTGCAGTCAAGCAGCTTGGCGCCCAGTTTGGCGTGTTCCAAATCCAAGTCATTGAGTCGATGGGTCCGCTCGCCACGCAGGCCGTGCAAGCGTTCACAAAGCTGATGGCTGTCGTCGGCGGGTTCATCAGCCGCAACGGCACGCTCGTCGCGATCGTGGCCGGCAGTGCAGCAGCCCTCTTCGGCCTCGGCATAGCCTCTCTGGCGGCTGGCATCGCCCTCCAGGGACTCGCCACGGGCCTCCGTGTCATCCAGGCCGTGCTGCCGTTGATCCCGGCCCTGTTCTCGCCGATCGCGTTGTCGATCGCTGCGATGGCCGCGGCGATCGGCGGCGGCGTGATCATCGCCCGCACGCTCTCTCCTGCATTCAAGCAAGAGACTGACGCGATCGCCGCCGCCCTCATGCGGCTGGACTTCGGCGCCGCGTGGTCCGTGATGAACATCAATCTGGCGATTGCCCTCGTGCAAATGCACCAGGCGTTTGCTCAGGCGTTTGACCTGGTGAAGAACACGGTGATTTCTGCCAGCAGCTTCATCGGCGACATGCTGATCCAAGGGCTCGACCGGTTCATGGGGCTATTCGGGGCCGACATCCTCACGCTGCAGGCCGGCTTTGAGAAACTGGGCGTGTATTTCCGTGCCGCGTTCGACTGGGACTTTGCCGTGAACGGTATGTCGGACGCACTCAAGAAGGTCGAGGCCCGCGTCGAGGAGGCCCGCCAGCGAGCCCCGACGGCAGACGCTCGAGCAGAGCAGCGGCGGCAGGAACGAGAGAAGCAGGCAGAAGGACGCAACGAAGAGATCAAGCGGCGCGACGCCGGCTTTGAGGACACGATCAAGGAACTCCGGAAGGACGCTGCCCGGGCGCGTGAGCGTGGCCTCGGCAAGACCGACAAGGTGCCAGCCGAGGAAAAGGTTGACGAGAAGGGGAAACCGGTGAAGCCGAAGCTGCCGGCGGCCCCCCCGGGTGCATTCATGCCGCCACCGGAAGGCGGGAAGGCTGAGAAGGACAAGGGCATCGCCGGTGCCGGCAACTGGAGCGGCGTCGGTCTGGATATCGGCCCAGAGATCAACAGGCTGGAGGATCCCGCCAACCGGACCGCCGATGCCACCGAGCGAACGGCGGAAGCAGTCGGCGCAATCGCCGGCAAAGGCGGCGGTGAGGCGGCTGGCGTTGCGCCGATGGCGGCGGCGGCCGGCATGGCCCCCGGAGAGTTCCAGGCCCAGCTGGACGCAATCGCACTGATGGCCGCCGACCCCAACTCAAACGCCGGCGACCTTCTGGCCCTCGGAGGCAATGCGGCGATGGCAGGCCAGGCGGCCCAGGCGGCAGCACCACCAGCCATCGCGATGGACGCAGTCGCACCTCGAGCTCCTGGCGTGCAGCAGGCCGCCGCTCAGGGCATGCAGGCCGCCGTCGAGACGTCGCAGATCGGGATCGCATTCCAGAAAGTCGGCAGCGAGATCGTGGCTGCCATTACAGCCGGCACTGAGGTTTCCAAGCAGATGCTCAGCGCGCTCACCAAGATTGCAGACAAAAAGCCAACCGAGGCAGTGTTCTCATGAGCAGCTACACGGTTTATGAACTCCGCGACTCAGAGAGCGGCAGCGTCGACAGTGAAGACCTCGAGGCTGGCGAGGTGTGGAACGTCACTAAGAAATACCTGATCGGGCAGTGCCCGGACGGTATGGGCGAGGTCAAGGATGCCATCCTGGGCTACTTGCCTCGATACTGGCAGACCGCGACAGGATACTGGAGGCGCAAGAGCTTAAGCATCAAGGGAGTTGGGAAGCAGTGTTTTGAAGTCACTGGCGAGTACACGACGCTCGTGCCGTCCACCGCCGCCGCAGACGGCGGCGGCGGCGACAGCGGTGATTCAAACCACCAATTCGCCCCTGGATCGATAGCGTGGGACACGACTGGCTCAACGGAGCACGTCACAAGCGGTCTAAGCGAGCGCGTCATTGGCGGCGATGGCACTGAGGACTTCGGCGGCGCCATTAACGTCCAGGGCACAAGCGTGCAGGGCGTCGATAAAGTTGTGCCCGCGATGAAATACACGGAAACGTGGATCATGCCGGCCCAGACCGGCATGTCCGAGACTTTCGTGAAAGCCGTCTACTCGCTGACAGGCACGGTGAACGAATCGAAATTCCGCGCGTTTGAGCCAGGCGAAGCCCTCTTCATGGGCGCTCGGGCGCAGTGGAGCGGCGACCAGCCATACACGACGGTCACCTTTGACTGGGTTTGCCGCGCGAACGATCCGACGTTTTACGTGAAGGGGCTCCCGCAAACTACCAAGGAGGGCTGGGAGTTCGCGTGGGTCATCTATCGCCAAAACTCCACGGCGAGTGGATTCATCGTTCAACAGCCTAAGCTTCTGGTCATCGACCAGATATACAAAAAGAAGAATTGGGCATCTCTCGGCATAGCAACCGCTCCCGGCGCGAAGCAGACCGGAACGACAGCCACGGCTGCGTCTACTGCCGCTGCGGTCGGCGCGTTCCTCAACTAGCATGGACCCACGCAGCCACGTCAGCCCTGGCGATCCGATCCGTCTGGCGGCAAGCCAGATCAACGGGTTGAATCGCCTTCTGTCGGTAGACCCCGGGTTCGTGTCGCCGGCCGCCGGAGAACCGCCCACGCCCTACACGTGGGTGATGGCGAAGAACAACACTGGGTCGACGGTCGCCCGCTGGGGCGTGCTCGCGATCACCGGCATGGCCATCGCGCCGGGCAGCAGCAACGCCACGGCGCAGTTTGAGCAGCTGCCCGTCGTCGCCGGTGGCACGCCGTCTGCGACCACGACGGCTTGGTGCGTGGCTGTCGAGCCGATAGCGGCGAACGCTGTTGGCAGGGTGGCGGTGGGTGGCGTGGTGCAGCTGAAGGCGGCAGACCTCGGCAAGGCGTCTGGGGCTCATGTCCTCTGGAAGGATTCCAACTGGGCGCTGATTCGCATGCAGGCCGGCGTCATTCGTGGCACGTTCACCGGGACGTGGACGAAAGGCAGCACGACAACCGTCACGGATGCCGTCGTCTCTGGTGCGACCTACACGGCGAAGAACTACATCGCCACGCTATCTGGCTCCGCTTGCCTCATCGCGTATGTTGCCGATGAGTGGGTGCTAGTCGGCTGGGATTGGCACAGCATGACGGGCTACTCGGCGTCCACTCAGCAAGTGCTCACGCACGCAGCCAACGGCGGCTTGGCGTGGGTCTCCACCACGGCCTGCACATGACACTCGCCACGAAAAACGGATCGCTGATCGTCAAGGACGGCCAGATCGCAGAGAACTGCGGGTGCTGCGGTGGGTGGTATTGCCGAAACCCTTGCGAATACCCTTGCGAATTTCCCTCGCAGCTCTACGCAGACGTTACGTTCTCTGTTCCAGAAACGAGCTATGTCACATCCTCACAGTTGGCGATTTTCGGATGTCTGCGGGTTACGCCACAGCATTTCGCGGCGAATAACGGAACGTACACTCTTGCGCGTGACGGGCAAAGCTGCACGTATGGCATCGGAACTACCGGCGACTCGATAGAGTGGCCGACGCCTCGCATATGGGTTTCCATTGGGTCTCCTGGCGTTTCTGCAAACGGAACGTCGTGCGGAACTGGGTTTATGGTTGGGTTCAACATGCTCAAGGCTGCTGTTGTTGCGGATTACTCAAACACAACCCCGGCAGGCGGATGCTCGGCTGCTCAATACACCACCGGAGAATACCCGCAGGGTATTGTCGGATTTGGCTCTGGCATTTACGCGATTGACTTTACCGCTGGACACTTTGATGCACCGCCGTGCGGCGATGTTGTCACCAAGCCAATAAACCAGATGGTGGCCTTTGACATTGTGCGGCGTGCAAGCATGAACTTTGGCGCGGCCGAGATTGGCCGGTGGAGCCGAGCGCTAACTGTCACGATTCGGGAGTAAGGATGCCCTGCTACCAATCCACCTCGCTCCCATCCGGCGTCACGACCACAGGTCGCACGTCCTACGCCACCGAGGCCGAGTGCAACCAAGCCTGCAAAGAAGGCGCGTGCTGCGAGGGCACGACATGCACGGTCAAGCCGCAGTGTCAGTGCCAGTGCACAAGCGGCTCGTGCTGCGGGCCTGACACGTTCACAAACTCTAATGGCGAAACAGGCCCGCGATGCAGAAACGAGAGCGAATCTGCCTGTGCGGCCAGAGGCGGTACATGGAGGTGCGGCGTTTTCTGCGTTGGCCTGCAAGGCGACCAGTTCGCAGGCCAGCCGCTTGGGAGCGGCATCTGCACATCGCTCGCCGGGTCGCCGTCAGCGCCAGTGTTCAAGGGCGTGGGGACGGTGTGTGCGGGGAATCCGTGCGTGTGCGCCAGCACTTGCATACCAACATCTGTACAATCTCTGACGCTTACGATCTCTGGCTATGAGGGGCAGTGGCGCCCTCAAACGATAACACTTAATGGCTCGTACTCGCTGCAAAGGCTTCCGAGCAATCCGTGCATCTGGTACTGGAGTGGCTACGAGAACACGAACTGCTCTAGCAAGCAAAGTTTTGCCAGTAGTTTCTGGGACGGAACCAATGCGAGTGGAGTCAATCACAGAGTCGGATTCCGGCTGGCTCAAAACTCGTTTGCGTGGTACATGATTGACACCGTAGACCTAAATTGTTGTGGGGCGTACTGCACTGACAGGTCTGGTTGTAATTACATTGGATTTGGAGGAAACGGCTTAGTCTCTGGCACAACAACGCCAGTCCTTGACGCTATCTGTTCGTCTCCGGTAAGCCAAGTGAATGCCGCTGGGTCTGTGTATGGAGCAGTCTGTGGCACTAGTTTTCTGCACTACTTTCAGTGGACTGTAGCTATAAACCCGCTCCCATGATCACCACGCACCGCTCCAACCTTGAAGCCCGTTGCGCCGAGCGTGGCTACACGCTGGCGGAGGTGATGGCGTGCGTTGTCTCGCAGGACGGCGACGAGTGGACGATTGACACAGAGAGCGAGTTCTACCCGCGAGTCTCACGGCTACCCGAGCCGCCCACTCTCCCACTTTCCCACGGCCCCGGCACGGAGCTCAAAAAGCTCCTTGCCCGCGTCGGCATCACCGCTAGCCCCGACTGCTCCTGCAACGCCAGAGCGGCAGAGATGGATCGCCATGGCGTGGAGTGGTGCGAGACCAATATCGACACCATCGTCGAATGGCTCCGCGAGCAGGCCACGGCTCGCGGCCTGCCGTTCCTCGACGTGGCTGGGCGGCTGCTGGTGAAGCGTGCTATCAGGAACGCACGGCGAAACGCTTGACACGCCTGCTGGCTGCTATTGCACGCCATTCCAGTTCTGGCACCCTTGGGCATGCCCATCGCACGGAGGATTTATGGCCGTCGACGATATCACGCGTATGGCGATCGACATCATTCGGCAGTATCCAGAGCATCCAGCCAGATCGCTCGCGAGGCGACTGGTTGAGGCTGCCAACGGCGCCATCACACTAGAATCCGCCCGGAGCAGGATCCGCCAGCAATTGGGCCAGGTGGGCGCCAGAAGCAGGAGGCGGCTGACTGGCCTGGAACGTCCAGCGAGATCCCCGGGCGAGGGCGTGGCGATGCCGTTGACAAAGGCCGCCGCGTGGGAGCCATACGATCCGAAGGTTGCTGGCCTGTGGGGCGTGCTCTCAGACATCCATGTGCCCTACCACTCCGAGGTGGCGCTCAAGGCCGCGGTCGAGCACTTGAAGAAGCAGAAGATCGTCGGCCTGCTTTTGAACGGCGACATCGCAGACTTCTACTCAATCTCGCGGTACGTCAAGAACCCGGCCAACCGCGACTTCGGCGACGAGCTCGCCCAGGTTCGGCAGCTGCTCAAGTGGCTGCGGCAGGAGTTCCCGCTTGCGACGATGGTCTACAAGCAAGGGAACCATGAAGAGAGGTATCAGCACTGGCTGTGGCAGCATGCCGCCGAGCTCTCGCTCCAGCCGGAGATGAGCCTGGATGTGTGGCTGCACTGTAACTTGCTCGACATTCGCATGGTCGGCGACCAGCTGCCGGTGATGCTCGGGAAGTTACCTGTCTTGCATGGGCACGAAAAAGGCAAGGGCATGTCGGCCCCGGTGAACCAGGCCCGTGGTGCGTTCCTGCGGCTGCACCACACGGTGCTTGAGGGCCACGGCCACCGCACCTCGGGCCACTGCGAGCCAGACATGTGGGGAGACGAGGTCTTCTGCTGGAGCACCGGATGCCTCGCTGATCTCAGGCCTGAGTACGCGCGGATCAACAAATACAACTGGGGCTTCGCCACGGTCGACGTGCACGCCGACGGCTCGTTCGACGTGGCAAACATGCGGATCACAAAAGACGGCGTGGTGCGGACGTCGTGAGGCTCACCGACGAATACATCGCGGAGGCCCGACGGCGGGCGTATCGATTCCAGGGCCAGTGGTGTGGCACCAGCGGCTCTCTGGCGGCAGACACGGCACGGATGATCATTGAGAGGAAGGAACTCATGGGAACGATTGCGGAGCTCGAGCAGGACAACGCGACCATGCGGGCCGCCATTGAATCGCGGGGCGGATGCTGCGACGGCGGGAAATGCCACGCCCCCCCTGCCCTCAATCTGCCGGCCAATTACGCCGACTGCACGCTGACGCCGGCCCAGCCGATTCCGGAGGCCGTGTTCGATGAGCCGATCCCGGTGGGCGGCATGTCGCCGGAGCAGCTGGATGCCGCGTGGGCGGGCGTTAAGCAGCGGCAGCACAATCTTCACGAGCGGATCCGCGACCCTTACGCCACCGATCCGCTCGAGCGACGCGTCGTCGGTGGCAGTGATAGCGAGCAGCCGCCAGCCCAAGCCGGCACGACGGCGAAGTTCGGGACAGGTGCTGTGAGGTCCGACACGTTTGAGGCGTTCAGATATGACCTCGTGTCGCCGATCGGGCTTCGCGAGGTTGCTAAGGCGTGTGCCGAGGGGGCACAGAAATACTCCGACTTCAACTGGGAACGCGGCATGCCGGTGCACGACCTGCTCAATCACGCGCTTGCCCACGTCTACCAGTTCCTTGCCGGCGACCGCAGCGAACCGCACCTCGGGCATGCCGCATGGAACCTGCTCGCGGCCATCCACTCGCACGAGCTCTGGCATGAGCTCAACGAGGGCCGTCTGCGTGGCCCTGGCTGCAAGGCGCCTACCTGAACAAAGGTACAATAGAGGCAGGAGCCGCCATTTGAAGCCGTCCCAGCACCGCATGGCTGACACGCTGTTTCGCAACACGGCCCGCGGGCGGGAGCCCCTGGCGCCGCCGAGCGACGAGCACGTGCATTACCAACCGCTGCGGCGTGCCGGGATCGGTGTGATCACGTCGCGGCCGCAGACGGCAGAAAACGCATGCCGCTGCTGGGCGTGCCGAATCGGCTTCAACGTCGACCACTCAAAGCTGCAAAGGTAACAGATGCCAACGCTCACGCTGACCGGCAACAGCCGCCTTACGTTTTCGGTCGCAGATTCGCAGCTGATCGGAAGCGTCACCGGCGACGTGGAGGTGAGGGCGACGCAGACGGTTTCCGACGGCACTGGCTCCGGCGAGGCAAACGTCGCATGGGCCACCAAAGTCACGCTGCCGGCCGGGCAAGCGTATTCCCTCGACCTCACAAACCTATCCGCTTCGGCCTTTGGCTACGTGGGCAAGATCAATGTGGCGACGCTCAAGGACGTGATCGTCGTGAATAACGAGACGACGGCCAATCGCTACGTGCTCTACGGCGTGATCTCTGCACAGGACACGACAGGCTACGCTGCACGCATCAATCGCGGCGGCAGCTACCGGTGGACCGACTACCAGGACGGCATTGTCGTCAACGCCGGCAACAAGACGCTCTACATCGCGAACCCCTCTGGCGGGAGCGTGACGTTCGACATCGCGCTGGCCGGAGTTGGCACCTTCTCGGATAACGCCTAATGGTTGCGTCCGAAATCACGCTGCCGTCTGTGATCTCGCAAGCCAACGCGTTTCTCGCGTCTGCCCGTGAGCAATCGCGAGACGGTCTGACGTGGGCAGAGTTTGGCAGCCTGCTGGTGCAGCTGCTGCATCTGCTGGTGGCCGGCCTTGATGCCATCACGACGCTATCTGGGCCTGAGAAGAAAGCGGTGACGCTGACGGCGGCTGCTTCACTCTTCGACGGGTTTGCTGACCGATGCGTCCCGATGGCCACGTGGCCAGCGTGGTTGATTATCCGGCCTGCAGTTCGCGTCCTGGTGTTGTCGCTCGCCGCCGGCGGCGTCGAGGCCCTGCTCAAGATCTCTCGGAGTGCCACCACATGATCACATTGCTCATCGTCGCAGCTGCCATCGCGTACCTGTTTTGGCCGGCGGCCGGTGTTACGAACCGTATCCCAAAGATTCCCTCGGCAGAGGATTTGTTTCGCGTCTCGCCTGTCACGCCGCCTGCCGCACCAGCGGCCCCCGCTGCCCGTGACGCGATCGACAGCCTGCTCGAGGTCCGCGACCGGCTGGCGGCCACGGAGACGCTTGACGAGGACTCGGCGAAAGCGGTTGACGTGCTGTGGCTCGACCTCCTCCACGGGAGCACTCGCAAATGAGTCGCCAGAAAATCGCCATCCTCGCCGCACTGCTCGCTGTAGCGGCATTCGCGGCAGCCGTGGAGTTTGCTCCACAGCCAGCCCCTGTCCCAGGCCCTGCCCCGGAGTCCGTGTTCTCGCTCCGCGGCAAGTGGATCGGCCCGCAGGCCGCCGAGGACGCGGCCGCGTTCGCCGGGCTCTGCCGGGGCACGGCCGACGCCCTCGAGCTCGACGGCACCAAGCAGCAGCCCAGGATCACGACCGGCGTGCAGATGGAGGACATCCGAATCGCAGCCGCCGAAGGGCGGTTCCTGCCGCGGAGGCTGACGCAAGACCAGCCGCACGCCGTGGCCGTGGCCGGCCGGTTCCTCGACGAGAGCGCTGGCACAAGCGGTGGCCCGCTCGACGGCGAGAGCCGGGGCCGGTGGGTGAAAGCGCTTCGGGATCTCGCCCAGCTCGCGGAGGACTCGGTCCGATGAAGTTTTCCGACCTGCTTTGGGAGGCCGTCGATAACGGCCTGTTTTTGCTGCACACGATCGCCGTGCTGGTGGTCCTGCTTGCAGCAGTCGCCTGCCCGATCTGGTTGAACATGATTCACGCCGAGCTAGTGGCGATCCGCGAGCAGGTGAAGCCGTGTGAGTGCCGGCGGGAAGACGGCCCCGGCCCGGTGCTGCCACGCGTGCTGCCGCGGGTGAGGCGGATTGGCGAGGGGGTAGAGGAATGAGCCACCGGCAGCGGGCGTGGACATTCTCGGCGATTGCATTCGTCGTCGTCGCCGCCATCCTCGGTGCGGTGATCGACCACTACACGCACCGGTTCCTGCGGCGCGTCGATGCGTCGTTCGGCTACACGCCAAACCCGGAGGGCGTGCGTGCGTTCCTCCGCGAACTCCAAGAGCCGACATTCGCGGAGGCTGGCGCTGACGCGATGAAGAACGCGACAGGCCGCGACACGTTTCTCTATCGTGCCGTGAACATCTCGCACCAGCGACGCTACGGTAAGCCGTGGCAGTGCTGGAACCAGGGCGACCACGGAAGCTGTGTCAGCTTCGCATTTGCCTTGGGGGAATATGCCGCGGAATGTGTCGACCACGTGGCCGGCAAGACAAAGCAGGCACCGCTGGAATGCGCGACTGAACCGGTTTACGGCGGATCCAGAACAGCGGCCAGATTACCCCCGATGGAGCGAAATCTCGGAGGGGATGGAAGCTATGGCGGCGCCGCGGCCCGCTGGCTCACTGGCAACTGCAAGGACAAGACGATCGGCGGCGTGCTCTATCGCACGAAGTACGGGCCGTTCGACCTGAGCACCTACTCAATCCCGCTCTCAAAGACATGGGGCCGCGACGGCGTTCCGCTCGAGCTCGGCCGCGAAGCAGCGAAGCGTCGGGCGCAGTGCGTGCAAGTGCAGACGTGGCAGGAGCTTTGTGCCGCGATTGAGCGAGGCACGCCTGTGGCAATCTGCTCGCAGGTGGGCTACGGCCCAACGCCGCGAGTGCGTGACGCAGACGGCGCTCTCTCCAGAGGCTCGTCTTGGTCACACGCGATGTTGATATGGGGCGTGCGGCACAAGGCGAACGGATCGCCAGACGACATGGGGCTCATACAGAATTCGTGGTATGTGAAATGGGTGTCAGGTCCGCGGTGGCCAGACGATCAACCAGACGGCTCCTTTTGGGCTCGCCGGCGAGACATCGAAGCGGCATTACAGCAAGGCGACTCGTGGGCCATCGGCACCAGTTACGAGTGGCGCGACCTGCAAAACGCTGAATGGGGGCTATCGCTATGAGCATCGTCTTCTGGGCAATCTTTGGGGCGATCGTTGGCGGCATCGCCCGTGCCATCCTGCCGTCGAAGCTGCCGACCGGCTGGCTGCCGACGATCGCCGTGGGTGTGATTGGCAGCGTGGCCGGCGGGCTGCCATTTGGCACCGGCCCGGCCGGGCTTGTCGGCTCGATCATCGGGGCTGTTGTGGTTTTGTATCTGCACCGACTCTGGAGTGAATCCGAATGACCGGGAATCACAAGAAACTCGCCGTGGCCGCCGTTGCGATTGTTGCGTTTACGTGGTGGGCGGCCACGTCGCCCGACTCGCCGATCCATCCGACGCCCCCACGGCCCAACCGGCCGGTACTGCGGTTCCTCGGCAAGGTGGCGGCCGTCGCAGCGAAAATCGGGCTGACGGCCCTGGTGTTCTGCGAGCCCCCCCCGGCCGATGCCGACGAGGTGCACCTGGCTCATGCCGTGCTCGGTCCTGACGGCCACCAGCAGCTGCGAAACGAGGTGTGGTGATGCACGCTCTCTGGCACTGGATACTCTACGTGCTGACGGCCACCAGCGCCGATCCGCAGCTGCTCGAACAGGAGCGTGCACGCACGGCCGGTGCCGTGAACGTGGCCTACGCGTCGCTCGCCACGGAGCCAGCCCCGGCCCCGAAGCAGGAGACGGCTGTGCCCGCGGCCTGCCCGTGCAACGGCAAGGGCTATATCACGCGACCTGACGGCTCTCGGTGGGCCTGCCCGTGCAAGACCTGCCCAAGTGGGAAATGCCCACCGAGGTGATTGTGGAGCCCGTAGAGCGACTCACTGATCAGATTTCGCGTCAGCTTGGCGGAATCGCCGAGGACTGCGGCGCCGCCCGGCTTGGCGCGATCATGCGGCTGGTCATCCGGCACTGGCCCCACGAGCACCTCCGCATCATCGCTCGCGAGGGCGGCCGCAACCACGCCGACCTGGTGCACGTCGGCCGGCTCCTGTCTGCCCAGGTCCGCGAGCAGTGGGAGGCCCGGAACGGGATCTCGCCAGACTGGGAACTGGTGCTGGCAAAGGCGGCCAGCGCGTGCTGGCTGGTGCTGCTTGAGCTCTGGTTCCGCGACCCGGACTTTCGCGTGACGCTCAGGGTGCTGACGCGGAAGATTGCGGAGCCGTCGTGACAAAGCATCGGCACTTCTGACGGCCGACCGACATTCCATCACGCCGCCGGCCGCTCCGGCGGCTCTTCGCCGAGGTCGAGCGGCGGCAGCAGGTCCGGTGCCGACGGCCCGTCTCGCACGATCCCAGGATCGAAATAGCTTTTACGGGTTGTGGAAG